AATAAAGACAATAAATTTGTAAGAAAAGATTTTACAGTCTTAGAATCTGTAAATGTATTTAAAAATAAAAATAAATGTAATCCACCACTCTTAGATTCGACTGGTAGTAAAGGTAATTCGTATTGTTGTATAATATCTATGTAATCTTTTTTATTAAAGTCAAAGTAATCTTTTGGGTCTATGTCTATAACACCAAACCTAACCTCTGAGTCTTCTGTGCATGGTTGTATACCAATAGATAGTTTACCATCTAGATGTTGTTGATAAATATCTTTGGTTAGTTCTTCAAAGTTCCATCTGTATACAGGTTTCTTTTTACCTGTTTCAGGATCTGTTTTAGAATCCTGATGATTGAAGTCAGCTACACCATAGGCATTTCTGTATCCATCAAAATATTCTATATATCGTTCCATAATAACTGCTATGTGGGCCGTCCACTCTCGCTTTCGGCCCACACTGTGCACATATTCCCGTAGGAATTATATAATGCTAGCTTGGTCCTTTGGTTTTTCTTCACCATGTTTAGCCTTAACACTTCCTTTAGATATGCTATCGCTAAAACCTTTGGCTTGATCGTAAAGACCTTTGTCAGTTACTGGGCCAACTTTACTTACTTCCCAACCAAACCAAGTGCCTTTATCATTTGACATTTGGGTAGTTTTTAGTTTGTAAATGTGGCTGAAAGATGCTGGTGTAAACATTCCGTTTGCACCTTTCATCTTAATACCAGACATCATTGAGTTCCA